TGTTCAGAAGAATTGATGCTCTCAGAACAGACAAAAATAAGTAAATCATATTCTGGCCAAAAAATTTCTGAAATTGTGCAGGATGTATTGGTGGAAAAACTGAAGGTCAAACCAAAAAACATCAATGTAATTGAAGAAACAACTGGTGTTTATGACTTTGTTGTTCCAAGGTTGAAACCATTTGAAGCCATTAGTTGGGTATCAACATATGCAAGGCCAAAGAAACAAAACAGTACGGCGGATATGTTGTTTTTTGAAACAAAAGATGGTTTCAACTTTAGGTCACTACAGTCCATGTACAAAGATGAAGTTTATGCGACATATAGATATGAACCAATGAACTTGGATAATAAGAAACAAAGTTTTCAAGAAAAGGCATACAATGTAATTGAGTATGAATTTTCCAAAACATATGATGCACTACAAGAGATTACATCTGGTTCATTTGCAAATAGATTAATATCTATTGACCCACTAACCAGATCATTTAATATCACGGATTTTGATTATAACAAGATGAAAGACACAATGGAAAAGTTGAATCCGAGTGGTGTACTAAATGAATTGAAAAATCGTTTTGATAAATCTTTGAATCAATCGCCGGAGGGTGTACTGAAAGTTGCAACAGGTAATGCAAATCACGGAAATGTACCTTATATCAAAGAAAAAGAAGGTGGCTTTGCAAAAGATGTTTTTGTTGAAACATATGTACCACTTAGAACTGCTGCAATTTCACTTGCAAACTTTACGGCCATGAAAATGGCAGTACCTGGTGATCCAGGGCTTACAGCAGGTAAAGTTATTGAATTCAATCTTTTCACACTAAAACCAACAAACAACACAAAAGAGTTAGACAAATTTTACTCTGGAAAGTATCTTGTGACTGCGGTACGACACATTATTAAGCAAACTGCATATCAGACAATTTTGGAAGTGGCCAAAGAAAGCTTACCAAAAGCACAAGAAGGTGCAAATAATTCAGACAAGAGTGTTAGACAGGCGATTACAGCATGATGAACAATTTTATTGGTAAAGCTGGTTTTCATTGGTGGTTAGGTGTCGTTGAAGATAGATTCGACCCACTAGGATTAGGCCGGGTGCGTGTCCGGATGTTCGGTCACCACACAGACAACCTTGAAGAATTGCCTACGGATGGTCTATCTTGGGCGTTACCGTGCCTACCACCTAATGTGTCAATGACTGACGGTGCACCTCTGGAAGGTGACTATGCGTTTGGTTTCTTCACTGATGGTGAATCTAGTCAAGCACCTGTCATTATTGGTATATTTCCAGGCATACCAAAAAATGGACCAAACACATCTAAAGGTTTCTCAGAAGGTTCATTTTATCCACTAGGTGAACCTACTAGTAGCAGACTACACAGAAATGAAAAAATTGAAGAAACTGCAATTGGTTACCACAATAATAACCTAGATACCAGTGTGCCTACGGCTAGTGGTGGTACCTGGAGTGAGCCAGAATCACAATATGATGCAAAAATCCCATACAACCGAGTGACACAGACTGAAGCAGGGCATGTATTTGAGTTGGATGACACACCTGGTGCTGAGAGGATACACCTCCACCATAAGGCCAATACATTCTTTGAGATTGCACCTGATGGATCAAAGGTTACCAAAGTGGTTGGTGACAACTATGAAGTTTATCTTTCTGACAATAATGTACACATCAAAGGTGTTTGTAATATTACAGTGGATGGCAATGCAAACCTATATGTCAAGGGAAATGTGCAAGAAAAGGTTGATGGTAACTATACCTTAAATGTGGCTGGAGATATAGTTATGAATGGTAGCACTATTAATATGAATCATGGTACGATGGGTGCTGCAAGAATTGGAGACACGGCGGATACTGGTGATGATGGTACTGGCAGTCACTTTGATAGTAATCCACCAGGCACCAATGTTATCGAAACTGGTTCAGGTACAGTATTCATTGGAGATTAAAATTTCGAAATTTCTCATTCCGGCCCAAGAATTTTCTCCGACAGAACTCAGATTCCAAAAAGCGCATTTACTTTTAGCTCATAAATAAAAGATGACAACTTTAACCAAAATATACTCAGACATAGACTTTACTTTCACCAAAAAACCGGTGACAGGTGATGTTGCTTTAAGTTTTGATAATAAGGCTGTTATAAGATCAATCCGAAATTTGTTGTCAACAAGAAAATATGAAAGACCATTTGATCCTGAATTGGGTTAGAGCATTGTTAGATAGTGTCCGGGTTTCTGCTGATCCAGATTCAAATCAATATAGTGCCACAATAACATTTTACATAGAAAATGCAACATTACCGACAACAGTAACACTTCTTTTAGAGAGAAATAGATAAGATGGCTGCAAATACTGGTTTCAATATAACAGAACTAGATTTTAATCAAATAAAAACTAGCCTGAAGAGCTTTCTTCAGTCACAAGATACTTTAAAAGATTATAACTATGATGGTTCTGCACTTTCAACACTATTGGACATTCTAGCGTACAATACACAATACAATGCTTATTACTTGAACATGGTGGCCAACGAAACATTCTTGGACACAGCATTACAGAGAGCATCTGTAGTTTCCCATGCAAAAACATTGGATTATGTACCAAAATCTTCAATTGCACCGACAGCCACAATCAATTTAAAAGTCAATCAAGTTACTGATGCATCATTAACATTACCTAAATTTACATCATTTTTGGCAGAATCTATTGATGGTGTCAGTTACAGCTTTGTGACAACTGAAAATTCTACAGTTACAGTATTGAATAACACAGCAAATTTTGATAATATCACATTGAAACAAGGTACACCAGTATCTTTGTCTTTCACTTATGATAGTACCACAAATATCAAATCAATATTTGAAATACCTGAAATAAATGTGGACACAACCACATTAACAGTTTCGGTGCGTGAATCATCATCAAACAATTTTTACAATATTCACACCCACGCAAAAGATTATCTAACACTCTCAGGTTCTTCTTTGGTATATTTCTTACAAGAAAATGTCAAAGGTTTCTATGAAGTTAGTTTTGGTAATGGTGTACTAGGTAAAAAATTGACCAATGGCAACATTATCACACTTTCTTATGTGGTGACAAATGGATCCGCTGCAACTGGTGCAAACAATTTTGTGTTGATGGATTCAATATCAGGTTATTCAAATACAAGAATTTATCCATTGACCTCTGCAACTCAGGGTGGTGATAGAGAAACAATAGAATCAATCAAGTTTCAGGCACCAAAGTCATACTCAGCACAAGGTCGTGCAGTAACCAAAGAAGATTACATCACAGCAATCCAACAAAACAATCTTGGTTACTCATTCGATTCAGTGAATGTTTGGGGTGGCCAAGAGAATGATCCACCAGTTTATGGGCAAGTATTCATTGCAATGAAACCATCTGGTGCATATATGTTGACAGAAAATCAGAAATCAAAACTGATTAAAGATGTATTGAGACCTATATCGGTTCTTACCGTAGAACCAACAATTGTTGATCCAGATTATACCTATATTCAAATCACTGCAAATGTATTGTATGATCCTAAGAGAACAAGATTGACTGCAAGTGAGATAAAAGAAAATGTCAAGACTGCAATCAATAACTATGCAAAGTCAACACTAAACAGTTTTAACTCTACATTTAGATCATCTGAATTCAATAATCAAATCAATTCAGTTGATTCTTCTATAATTACAAACGAAATATCTATTCAACTACAGAAGAAATTTTATCCAAATCTATCTACACCAACCACATACAAGTTGTATTATGGTGCAGGGTTAAAGCGTGGTATGTTTTTGAGTGGTATAGGCAGTTCACCTTCAGTTGTATACAGAAACCCATTAAATTTAGCACAAACAATTGACGGTCTTTACATTGAAGAAGTACCATCATCAACAGGTGGTGCAGAATCTATCACAATAACCAATCCGGGTTTTGGATATCAAGGTCAACCAACAGTGACCATACTAGGTGATGGTACAGGTGCAACAGCAGAAGCTGTTATGACAAACAATGGTACTATAAAACAAATTAATGTTTTAACAAAGGGAACGGGTTACACATCAGCCATACTTAGAATTACACCAGCAGTAGGTGATACAACAGGTTCATCTGGTGCAGGTATCATTACACTTGAAGGCCGTTATGGTGTGTTGAGATTATATTACAATGACACAACAAATGTCAAGACTGTATTTAAAGGAATGTTACTGCCAAATCAACATGATAGATAACAGCCAAAAAACCTCAAATCTGGTTTTATCTCAGTTACCTGAGTATGTTCGGGATAATCCTGAATATGCCAACTTCAATCTATTCTTAAAGGCATACTACGAATGGATGGAAACAAATGGTAAAGTAACAGATAGGTCTAAAAACCTATTGAATTACAAAGATGTTGATGCAACAACAGAAGAATTTATAGATTATTTCAACAATGAATTTCTACCTTTCTTTCCAAGAGAATCATTGGTAAGTCAAGAGCAGGCTGTAAAAGTTGCAAGACAGTTGTACCAAAGTAAAGGTACACCAGCATCGTATGAATTTCTTTTCCGTGTACTGTACAATACTGATGTTGAGATATTCAATACCAAAGACTCGGTTTTCAAAGCATCTGGTGGTACGTGGTACATCGCAAAGAGTTTAAAATTACTATCGGCCAATCCATACTTCTTACAGACAAAAAACTATAGAATTTTTGGTGAGGTTTCAAAATCTATTGCAACGATAGAGGCTGCCGTATTAGTTGGCAATAAAACAGAAATATTCATATCAAACATAGAAAGATTGTTTAATTCTGGTGAAACTGTTAGAATTGTAGATTCAAACAACCAAGATGTTTTATTTGGTGGTAATGTTCTTCGTGCAAAAATTGTTGGTCAAATTAGTCAAATAAGAGTTAATCCAACAAGTCGTGGATTGACATATCAACCTGGTGATCCAGTTGTTGTTTACGGTGGACTAAATGCAAACGTTGCAAATCCAGTTGGTGCAACAGCAAAGGTTGGTGAAATTACCAAAGGTTCTATACAACGCATCAACGTGGTCAATGGTGGTTATGGTTATTCTGAGAAACCAAACACTATTATTATAATTGAAGATTCGGCTATAAGTGGTGCAAGAGCAAACGTTGCATCTATATCTCCATATTTACCTCCATCATTTAAAATAATTAACGGTGGTACAGGTTATAGAATTAACGATTCAGTTGTGTATGAAGAATCCACTTTTGCATATGTTTCTGAAGTTGATGCACAAGGCACTATAACAAATATTAGATACACTCAAACAGTAAATGCACAAGCTATTGTTGGCATAACTGCACAAGTATTTTCTTCAAATGTACAAGCCTCTGGTGCAAATATACAAACTGCCACGGCAGTAGGCAACGCAAGAGCCAATGTGGCTTTCATACCAATGGATGTTATTGGTTTTAAGAGAGAGATCAGATTAAGTAATGCAAATTTCTTCTTTGCTAATGTTGGAACATCTACTAAAGATACAACTCTTGCAAATGCATTTACTTTTGGATCAATAACAACATATCCCATATCTTCCGTTTTTGTTGATAATGGCGGCGGTGGAATAACTAAGATACCAGAAATAACCGCATTGTCTACATATAGAACAGAAGATTCCTTTGATGAATTTTCTGTTAATTCTTCACTAGAATCGCTTGGTATATTAGGTCCAGTTCAAATCAGTAACGGTGGTTCTGGTTATCAAGTGAACGATAGAATTGTTTTTAGTGGTGGTCGTGGCCAAGGTCCGTATGCAAATGTAATAGGTGTGAATGGAACTGGAGCAATTACAGCAGTAGATTTTTTTATTGATCCACAGTATCGTACATATCCAAAATGGCCATTAGGTGGAATGGGATATACGAATGATTATTTACCTAGTTTGTCGGTAACATCTGCAAATCCATCAGCGACCGGTGCAAGTTTGTTTATTCCAGGTATTCTAGGAACAGGCGCAACTTTCTCTCCAGTTGTAGATAGAGCAGGTTCAGTAACAACAATCTCAATTGAAAATTACGGTGAAGATTATGAATTCAAACCTAATGTGTCAATACGAATACAAGACATTGTGGTATCTAATGTTGCAATTGAAAACTTGCCGCAGAAAGATGATGTAATCTATCAAGGTCCAACAATCAATCTTGCTTCATATACAGCAAGAGTCAATTCAGTTTCATTGTTGGCTGCTGATGCGAACTCACAATTGTCATTATACAATTTGAGGGTTTACAATTACGATTCAAAACCAAATCCAAAACTACCTTTGGTGATTGATGGTAAGTACATCAGTCTGCCGATGGCAAACTCTGCATTTCCACAATTTGTACAGACATATAATTATTTTGATGCAGTTGGTAACCAAACAGTATATACCAGAACTTATGATAAGTCTGGTGTGATAACATTTGGTGATGGATCCGCAAAAGCTAACGCAACATTCTTGAATGGTCTTGTGATTGGTGAGGGCCAGTATTTAACAACACAAGGACAACCAAGTTCTTATGATGTGTTGCAGAGTACCAAGTACAACAATTTCACATATCAGATTACACTTGAAAAAGAAATTGCAAAATATAGAGAAGTGTTGTTGAACCTATTACATCCAACTGGAACAAATGTAATTGGTCGTTATGCATTGAAATCAAACAACAGTATGTTCCATCATGCACAACAAGGTTTGTATGGTGGTGAACCATTAGCTTACTATTTGGGCGAACATACTTCTGATGCACTGAGTATCACAACCAGTTTTACCAACAAGAGTAACAATGTAATTAAATTTAACAATAAACTTGGTTCAAATCTAGAAGAATTTATATTTCCAAACGTAAGTACAATTGAAATTAAGAATGACCGTGGCGTAAACATCAAGTCTTTAGTTATTGCTGTTGATGATGCAAAAGATTCAATCACAATTGCAAGTAATGTTTGGTTAACATTTGGTAATGTGGCCGTTGTTACTGGTACTTCTGGTACCAACACACTAAATATTACATCATTGACTGGTCAATTTGATTATGAAAACAATGGTGTGTATAGTAATACAAGTTATCCATTAAAAGATATTGTTTATACTGGTGATTCTATCAAAGTAAACAATAATATATACACAGTTAAATCTGTGAACTATTTGGAAGATAAAATTGTTTTAACAACTGACTTATCATCCAACGAAAACACCTTACTATCTGTTAAAAGAAATTTCATTGCAAACAGCACACTTGTATCAAATCAAATTAAAATATTTGGTCCTATTGGACTACAATATATACCAGAGATTACCACAGAAGATGGTATTACATTAACAACAGAAGACGATAGAACAATCCTATTGGGGTAAACAATGTCAACAGTAAAAATTTCGCAATTACCAAGTCTAACAAAATTAGATAGTAACACATCCAACACAATCTTAGTTGGTATTGATGTGTCAACCAGTGTTACCAGTAAATTTACAGCTAGAACTTTGGCGGATAGTTTGTATTCCAATACTGCATTGAATGTTGGTAACAATGCAATCATTCTTCCAGATGTTATTGCACAATTTGCAGGAAACAGTTCTGCATATTTACAAACCAATTTACAAAATCACGATTCTGATGGATCAGCCGACTATGTTATTACTGCTGATGTTGGTTCAGATGAAAAGAATTACATTGATTTAGGTTTGGCTGGATCGACAGACACCGATCCAACATACACTTCTGTATTACCATTAGATGGTTACTTGTATGTACAAGGTAACACCGCAACATCTATTGGTGGCAACCTAATCATAGGCACGACAACCGCAGGTAGAACAGTTAATATTATTGCGGGTGGTCCCGAATCAAATAAAGTTCAAGTAAAGATTTCAACTGATGGTCTTAATTTGGTTGCAAAACCATTGAAGTTTGCTGACGGTTCTTCACAAAACACTTCTATGGATTCTGCTGGAACATTTGCCAACAGTGCATTTGTGAGAGCAAATTCTAGTTTTGGTGTAGCAAACTCATCTGCTCTATATGCTAATGGTGCTTTTGCTGCATCCAATTCAGCCAGTCTGTATGCTAACGCTGCTTTTGCTGCATCTAATTCTGCAAGTCTGTATGCTAATGGTGCTTTTGAAGCATCCAATTCAGCCAGTTCTTATGCAAACAGTGGATTTGGTGTAGCCAACTCTGCATCGTTGTATGCGAATGGTGCATTCATACAAGCAAATGCAGTATTCAGTCGTTCAAATAACCAAGTATGGCCACAGGCAAATGCTGCGTTTGGTACCGCAAATTCTGGTTCATTGTATGCTAATGCTGCGTTCATACAAGCTAATGCTGCCTTTAGCCAATCCAATAATCAAGTATGGCCACAAGCAAATGCTGCATTTAATTCATCCAATACAGTAGGTGTTTATGCCAACGCAGCATTTGGTGTAGCGAATTCGGCATCATTGTATGCTAATGGTGCATTTACAGCTGCAAATGTGGCAACCTCAGCTGCATTATATGCCAACGGTGCGTTTGGTGCAGCTAATTCTGCTGGTGTATTTGCGAACGGTGCATTCATAAACTCCAACAATGCATACACAACAGCCAATTCTGCTGGAACATATGCTAACGGTGCGTTTGGTGCAGCTAATTCTGCTGGTCAATATGCAAACGCAGCATTCTCGAAAGCAAACACTGCACAAACTTTGGCAGGTACACAAGCAGGTCGTTTGGATATTATTGAACCAATTGCACAGGCAGCCTTTACAAATGCGGCCAGTGCATTGCAAAATACAACAGGCACATTTGCTGGTTCTTTGGCAATTACTGGTGACTTATCACTACTGAATGGTTCTATCTCATCAGCAGGAAACATGAGAGTTAATGGTACCATTGTTATGGCCAACTCAAACTTCTCTGCAACTGAAGCAGCATTGACAATCAAAGCAACTGCAAACGTTGCAACACCATCAAATGATGGTTATATGTTGCACATTTCAGGTAAACAAAACGTTGCTTCTCGTATCGTATTTGATTCATATAGTGTAACAGGTAACGCATACGCTGTTGTTGCTGGCCGTACTGCAAGAGGTACTGTTGATGCACCACTACCAGTGGCCAACGGTGACATTTTGATGCGTGTTTCTGGTAATGGTAGAGGTGATACAAATTGGTCTCAATTTGGTGTTGCTCGTATGGACATTGTTGCAACAGAAAACTATACAGATGCGGCTCGTGGTTCACAGATTCAATTCTGGAATTGTCCAGTCGGTTCAAACACTCTACAGAAAATTGCATCTCTTAATGGTGATTCTGTTGATTTTTCTGGTGTAGTTAAACCAGAAAAAGGTTTTATCTATACACCTAGAGTCTTGTCAGGTAGTCAGACTGCGATTACAGTTAATTTTGCAACTGACTCCATGATTCGTGCAACATTTGCTGCAACACTAACAAACACACTTTCAAATTATGTTGCAGGCAAAGTTGTTGAAATGTGGTTGACAAACACCGCAGGTAACGGACAAACAGTAAACCATGGATGTTTGGCCAATAACTCAACTATTGGTGCAACATCAGTATCAATTGCATCTGGTCGTTCAGTACACTTAAAATACTTTAGTATTGATGTTGACCAAGCAAATACTTTCGTTGCTATAACATACGCATAATAAATAAAACACTATGGCAAATAAAAATATTCTCACAAACGGTTCAAAAGTTTCCCAGATAGGGCTAATGTATTATGCACCGGTGGCTGTGGTACCACCGTATTTGACAGAGCCAATCAATGTGTTCTATTGTTTTCTGGCAAAACCTTTGGCCTGGGATGATGATGTAAACCCACCTGTTCCTGCAACCGACTTGAAATCAATCAAGCAGGTGTACAAGAATATGTTTATTGTGAAACAGATAAAGACCAATGACATATCACCAGTCATACAAAGAATAGATTGGACTTCAGGTGTTTTGTATAATTGTTTTCTAGATGATGGAGATATGTTTGCAAAAGATGCCAATGGTTATGTAATTTATAATTTCTATGTGAAAAACAAATATGACCAAGTTTTTAAATGTTTATGGAACAATAATGATGAACCATCAACAGTAGAACCATACTTTGAACCAGGTACATATACTGCAAACAAAATGTTCCAAGGTGAAGATGGTTACAAATGGAAATTCATGTACACAATTGATACTGGTCTAAAACTTAAATTCATGGACAAAGAATGGATGCCAGTGGCTATCGGTACAAACACACCAAACCCATTAATTACATCTGCCGGTGTTGGTAGTATAGATGTTATTAATGTGAGTGAAGGTGGTTCAGGATATGATCCAGGCAATTCTGTAGTGAATATAGTAATCACTGGTGATGGAACTGGTGCGGCAGCTACGGCAAATGTACAGAACGGTGTCATTCACGATGTTATTGTTACCAATCCAGGTAGTAATTATTCTTATGTAAGTGTTGCAGTTGAATCTGGTTTTGGTAATGGTTGTACACTGGCTGCATCAACCTCACCTGTTGGTGGCCATGGATTTGATCCGGTTTCTGAGTTAGGTTGCGACCATGTGATGTTGACTTGTGAGTTTGAAGGTACAGAAAATGGACTATTACCAACAGATATTGATTTCCACCAACTAGGTATCATAATTAATCCAACAACCAAGCAGTATAATCCTGTATATGCAAATGGTGTTGCATATAGTACAACAACAGATATCGTTGTGGCGGCAGGTTCAGACATTGGATTTCAAATGGATGAGATTGTTTATCAGGGTCCAATTAACAATCCAACATTTACTGCAACAGTTTTATACTTCAATCTTTCTACCAATCTAATAAAGCTAATAAATACAAAAGGTGTTCCAGTAATTAATAGTCCTATTTTTGGTCAAACAACCACATCAACAAGGACTGTATTGTCGTATAGTCTTCCAAATTTTGCAATACATTCTGGATATTTGGCATATATTGAAAATAGATCAAGTGTTCAAAGAAGTGATGACGGAATAGAACAACTCAAATTTGTATTAGGTTTCTAAGGGAAAAAAATGGCTCTAAATTTTAACGTTGATCCTTACTATGATGATTTCGATGATA